CCCCGTTGCTCTGCGCCCTTTGTACTCTATAAGTATCAATAAAGTTGTGTGTTGTTTCAATGCCTCTACATCCCCAGTTCTTTCATTTCTGTTTTACTCTTAATAACTATGTCGAAGAGGAAGATGTGCCCCGCATCTCAGCTTTCTGCGAAGAAGAAGGCAAATATTGGATCATCGGCCGAGAGGTCGGTGAGTCCGGTACCCCCCATCTACAAGGATACGTCTCGCTTCGAAAGCGGCGTACTTTCCTTTATGTTCGGGATAAGCTCTCAAACAGGTGCCATGTTGAGAGCTCAAGAGGTACTGCTCGACAAAATCGAGAGTATTGCTCAAAAGGTGGAAACTTTATCGAAGGAGGTTCGATTAATGAAGGAAGAGTCCGTAAGGACAGAGATGAGAGCGCAAGATCGTTCATGGCTTCCGTGCGACGAGGAGATCAAGGCTTGGTTGAATTCGCCAATTCAGAGCCCCACACGTGGATCCACCATGGATCTAGCATGCTCAGAAACGCTCTTTCCATCTTACCCCCCATTGAACGTCCTTCAATTTCAGTCAGATGGATATGGGGATCTCCCGGAGTGGGCAAATCTCGTCTAGCACATGCGACTCTTCCAGAGGCGTATGTCAAAGATCCAAGAACGAAGTGGTGGAATGGATATATGTGTCAAGAATCTTGTATTATTGATGATTTCGGTCCAGGTGGTATTGATATTAATCATCTTCTTAGATGGTTCGATCGATACAAATGTTTAGTAGAAAATAAAGGAGGTATGGTTGCTTTGCACGCAACCACCTTTATAGTTACGTCTAATTTTCATCCGCGTGATATTTTTAAATTTGGGGATGAGATAAATCCCCAGCTTCCCGCTCTTGAACGCAGACTTGTAATTGAAGAAATGTTATAATAAAGAGATATTTCTATATTCTGAAAGAGGGAGCGAAGCGACCGATGCAGCCGCGTAGGGTCCTGGAACAGGGGGTTCACTGCGCTTTGATACGACGAGGCCGTAAGGCCGTAAGGAGTATCAACTTCATTTGCAGAATGCAAATGTCTGGACCGGGGGACCGCGGTACGCGGTCTATAAATACCAATGCGTTCATGGTAATACTTCATTCACGCGATGGCATTCAAACGAAAGAGAGTTTATGCTCCTCGTTCTAATGCTTTTAAGAAGCGGAAGACTTATAGGAAACGTCGAAGCGCCCGTAAGACGATTGATTACACCTCTCTTAATACACGAGGAACCTCTTCAGGATTCCGTGGAAAAAAGACTAGTCGTCGTACTTATAATCGTCATTTGTGGAATAGTACTCTGTTTACAACTCATTACAGGTCTAATGAGACAGTAAGTGGCACAATCACTACGCCAGCGTCTTTAACTCAAGCAGACTTGCTTGGTATCAACCTTATACGTCATGGTAACAATGCGTTTTGGTTGGCGGCTGGTGGTGCTGTTGCTACTGATACATCTGTTACGCTACCTACATTCAAAGGAGATGTTATTTTACGTGGTGGAAGTTGGAACTTTACGTTACATAATACTTCTGCTGCTAATGTTGACGTAGCAATAAGAGTATTCTTAGTGTATACGGAAGAGAGGCCTGATTTTAGTATTGAGCCATCGACTGTGGCTCATATGTGGGATCCTAGTTTAACAGCTGATTGGAATCAGCTAATTGGTAAAGTAAAGATGACAAGAGAAGTTTTGCTAGAGTCAGGGAATAATTATACTATTAGTGGAAGACTTCGTATGCAGAAGATAGATCAAACTACGTATGGTTTACAAGGAAGGAGTCCGTTATTGTTTGTTAGTTGTGGAAACGTCGGTTTCACCACCGCCCATACGTTGACTTATACAACTTCGTATAATTTAAGTTTCAGTGCAGATGGCACTTAATGTATTTTAATTCAAGCGCAGATCAGCAACGGGGAAAGTATTACCCCCGTTGCTCTGCGCCCTTTGTACTCTATAAGTATCAATAAAGTTGTGTGTTGTTTCAATGCCTCTACATCCCCAGTTCTTTCATTTCTGTTTTACTCTTAATAACTATGTCGAAGAGGA